GTTAGCCGGATCCGCGTTCCGTAAAGTCTATTACGACCCCATGCTTGAAAGACCGGCGGCCGTGTTTGTGCCTGCGGAGCATCTGGTTGTCAGTTATGGTGCCAGTGATTTATCAACATGTGAAAGATACACGCATGTGATGAAGAAAACAGAAAACGAAGTGCTCAAACTTCAGGTCAATGGTTTCTATCGCGATGTCGAATTACCGGCACCAGAGCCAGAGTTTTCAGATATCCAAGAGAAATACGATGAGCTGGATGGTGAGTCTGATTATTCAATGGAAGATGACGACCGCCGGACCTTGCTGGAGTTTCATGTAGATGTTGATCTGCCCGAACCATTTAATGATCCGGACGGTATCGCTCGACCACACGTCATTACAGTGGACAAAACATCCAGAACGATCTTATCGATCAGGAGGAACTGGTATGAAACAGATCCAAAGAAGCGCAAGAGAGATCACTTTGTTCATTACAAATACCTGCCCGGACTGGGCTTCTATGGCTTTGGGCTTATTCATCTTATCGGTGGCCTAGCTAAATCAGCCACATCAATTTTAAGACAGCTTGTTGATGCAGGCACATTGGCTAACCTGCCTGCGGGCTTGAAGACCAGAGGGCTCCGAATCAAAGGAGACGACTCACCATTGTCACCCGGCGAGTTCCGTGATGTGGATGTCCCCGGTGGAGCGATCCGAGACAATATCTATCCACTGCCATACAAAGAGCCATCCAGCGTTTTATACCAGTTGCTTGGAAACATTGTCGAAGAAGGCCGCCGTATTGGCTCGGTTGCTGATATTAATATTGGTGAGATGTCAGCCAATGCTCCGGTTGGTACAACGCTTGCGCTACTTGAGAGAAGCATGAAGGTGATGTCGGCTGTGCAGGCGCGTTTGCATGCGAGCCTACGCAGAGAACTTCGACTCATTGCGAGCGTCATCCATGATTACATGCCCGCCCAGTACGATTACGTTTTGGAGGGGGAGTATTCACGGATTGACGATTTTGACGGAAGAGTGGATGTTATTCCCGTTTCTGACCCGAATGCGGCAACAATGTCCCAACGTGTGGTTCAGTATCAGGCCGCACTTCAGTTGGCACAGCAAGCGCCACAGTTCTATGATATGGCTAAATTGCATCGCCAGATGCTTGAAGTTCTTGATATCAAAGACGCAGACGAAATAGTCAAGCTTCCAGAAGAAGTTCCAAACCGCGACCCAGTCTCCGAAAACATGGCCATGATGAATCAAGAGGCGGTCAAAGCATTTGACTACCAAGACCATGAGGCACACATTGCCGTGCACATGGCGGCTCTTGAAGATCCAAAGCTTCGCCAGATTGTGGGGCAGTCACCGTTTGCGGCTCAGATCCAAGCGGCCATGGTTGCACACGTTACGGAGCATGTCGCATTCCAGTATCGCAAGGAAATCGAAAAGCAGTTGGGCGTGCCGTTGCCGCGTGATGAGTCATTGCCTGAAGACGTTGAACGCAACCTGTCGCCTGTGATCGCAAAAGCCGCCGGTAAGTTACTGAGAGCAGACCAAGCCGAGATGGCTCAGGAAGAGGCGCGGAAGCAGGAGGCCGACCCATTGACGCAGATTCAGAAGCGCGAGCTTGCTCTTAAAGAAGCTGAGTTTGAGCACAAGAAGAACCTCGATCTCGCGAAACTTCAGGTTGATGCCGAGTCAAAAGAGCGCACCCGTGAGGTTGAAGAAGACCGTATCGCGTCCCAAGAAAAGATTGAAGGGGCGCGTCTTGGCGTCAAGATTGCAACAGAGCAAGACAAGACATCAAGAGCAGATCAGCTCGAAGGACTTAAGTTAGGCGTTGATATTGCAAAGCAATTCAGTGAGAATTAAATTTCTGCAATTGCATAATTTGGAGCAACGCAATGACCGAGATGGAATACCTTCGTAAAAAGATTCGGGAAAAAATGAACGACCTCGCTGACCATTTGGCCAACGACAGTTGTTCATGCATGGAAGATTACAAGTACATATGCGGGATGATTAAAGCACTCGGCGTGATCGAGGCAGACATCATCGAGATCGAATCAAGAAATAGCCAAGAATAGCCTTGTCAAGTGGTGCTATACTGTAAGTGCTGAAAAGTACGCCTCATCGGCGCAGATGGCACTGCGAGCCACAATCGTAAGCAGAGGACAATATGCAAGTCAAACAATTCGAAATGACGGAAGAGCTAGAGCAAATCCTTCCGGTTCCACAGGGATACCGAATCCTTGTTGCATGCCCAGAAATCGAAGAGACCACCGAGGGTGGCATTATCATCGCGAACGAGCTTCGCGCCAAAGAATCGACAGCATCTATTTTCGGCTACGTCATTGAGATGGGCGACGATGCATACGGCGATCAAGACAAGTTTCCAACTGGCCCCTATTGCAAAGAAGGCGATTGGGTCATTTTCCGTTCTTATTCCGGCACCCGTTTCAAGGTGAAGGGACAAGAGTTCCGTCTCATCAATGATGACACGGTCGAAGCAATTGTCGAAGATCCAAGAGGCATTGAACGCGCATGAATGAAGAATTCGAAAACCAAGAGGTCGAGCAGGAAGAAGTTGATTCCGGCTTTGAGATCGAAGTCGAAGATGACACACCCGAAGAAGACCGTGGCAGACCAAGACTCTCTGACGAAGAATTAGAGAAGCCAGTCGAAGTTCCCGATGACGAACTCCAGAACTACTCTGACGGTATCCAAAAGCGAATCAAGTCGCTAACACATCGATACCATGAAGAACGCAGGCGTAGAGAGGAGGCACAGCGTGAAAGGGAAGAACTACTGGGCCGATTCAAATCTGAGTTTGAAAGACGTCAGCAAGTGGAAGAAACACTCGCAAAGGGCGAGAATGTTTTGGTTGGCGAAGCAAAGAATCGCATTGAGGCTCAAATGTCTCAAGCTGAACTTGCATATCGCAATGCTTATGAGTCAGGTGACACTGACCAGATTCTTAAAGCACAACGTGAACTCAATCGTCTTGAGGCTGAAAGGGTTCGTGTAGAGTCTTTCAAACCACGCGAGTTCAAGCCCGAACAATTACCAGAACAGTATTCAAGGCCTTCAGTGCCAGAGCCTGATGACAAGGCTAAAGCATGGGCAGAGCGAAACCCTTGGTTCCAGCAGGACGAGGAAATGACAGCGGTAGCGTTTGCGCTACACAAGAAGCTCACCACTGGACCGAACCCAATCGATCCAACAAGTGATGAATACTACAACAGAATCGACGAAGGGATCCGGAACCGGTTCCCCGAAAACTTTTCCGACTCACAAAGGCAACCAGCCAATGTGGTCGCGCCCGCTTCACGAGCGACGAAAACACCGCGCAAAGTGAAGCTTACACAAACGCAAGTCCGTCTCGCTAAACGTCTTGGACTTACCCCCGAGCAATACGCTTCGCAACTTTTGAAGGATATGTGATATGAGCAGTCGTACACCAAGGGATTCCTCGACCCGTGAAAAAACAGAGCGCAAGAAGTTATGGCAACCAGCATCACGCATTCCAACCCCAGTCGGAGAAGAAGGATATTCGTATCGTTGGATCCGGACATCTATGCTGGGGCAAGCAGACAACACCAACGTGTCTTCCAAGTTCCGCGAGGGATGGGAGCCGGTCCGCGCTGAGGACCACCCTGAACTGCAAGTCATGTCGGATATCGACAGCCGGTTCGAGGGCAATGTTGAGGTTGGTGGTTTGCTACTTTGCAAGAACAGCAAAGAAAATGTTGAGGCTCGTAAAGAGTATCTTCAAGAAATGAACGACCGTCAAATGGAATCAGTTGACAATAGCTATCTACGGGAAAATGACCCACGGATGCCAATGCTGAGACCAGAGCGGTCAACGAAAGTATCGTTTGGAAGCGGCAACTCTTAGTGCTAAGGGGTGCCGCGTTGACAATTAGGAGAAGGAAATGTCTTCAAATAGCACCCCTTATGGCCTGATCCCCAAGCAGAAGCTTGGATTCGGCTATTACAATGGTGCGTTCCGGGAGTATCCAGTTAAGGCAAACAACTCTGCCGCCATTTTCAATGGTGACCTTGTTGTGCTGTCTACGGCTGGTCTTCCGAGCGCAGTATCGGCGACACCAGTCGCATTCGATGTAAGCGGATCATCAGACGCAACAGCCGGTATCATGGGCGTATGCGTAGGTTGTCGCTACATTGACTCAAATGGTGTCACTCAGTTTGACAACTACCTGCCAGCCAACTTGGTCACAGGCGGCGCGACCGAAGTATTCGTTCGTGTAGCTGACGACCCAGACCTGATCTTCCAAGTGAAAGGTACAGCGGCTCTTGGCACATTCAACAGCGGAACAGACGGCTCAGGCTATGCTGGCGCAGTTGGCATGAACGCGGCACTTGACTACAACACATCTGGTTCAACATCAACTGGTAAGTCTGGTGTTGCATTGGCTGTTGGATCAAACGGCGCAAGCCTTGCGGCAACATCAACACTTGCGGTTCGCATCGTTGAAGTTGTACCGGGCACAGAGGCGGATGACTACCCTGAGTTTTATGTAAAGCTCAACGTGGGTGTTCATTCTTACCACAACCCACTTGGTTTAGCATAAGGAGCTAAATAATGGCTATTTCACGTTCCCAGCTCCTTAAAGAGCTGTTACCGGGGCTCAACGCATTGTTCGGATTGGAGTACGAGAAGTACGAAAACGAGCATGCTGAGATCTACGAAACTGAAAACTCTGAGCGTTCGTTCGAGGAAGAAGTCAAGCTGTCAGGCTTTGGCGCGGCTCCTGTGAAGAACGAAGGTGCGGCGATCACTTATGACACTGCACAAGAGTCTTTCACTGCGCGTTACAACCACGAAACAGTTGCAATGGGTTTCTCTGTCACTGAAGAAGCGATGGAAGATAACCTGTACGACGCACTGTCTGCTCGTTACACCAAGGCACTTGCACGTGCAATGGCGTACACAAAGCAAACAAAAGCGGCGGCACTGTTGAACAATGGTT